AAGAATATGAAAAATTCTATTGAACTTAGACAAGATAGAGCTGACTTGATTGAAAAGGCAGATTCTATGTTAAACTTAGCTAAAGAAGAAACTAGAAATTTATCAGAAAAAGAGCAAAAATCTTATGATGATATTATGACTAATATTGATGCTTTAGCAAAAAACATTTCTATGGTTGAAAGACAAGAAAAATTAAATGCTGAGATAGCTGTAAGCGTAGGTGCTGCACCAGTACAAAAAACTTCTGACACTAAAGAAGCAAGAAGTTACTCAATATTTAAAGCTATCAAAGGTATGATTAACAATAACCTTGATGGTGTAGAAAAAGAGATGCACGAAGAAGCTGTAAATGAAGCTAGATCACAAGGTATCGCAATAAATGGTTTAGGTATTCCCGCTTCTATGTTAGAGAAAAGAGCTACCGTAGATCAAACAAATTCAGCTATTGCTCCTACTAATATTTTATCTTACGCTGATGCCCTTCGTGAAGCATCTGTATTTGATAAAGTTGGTGCTACAATGTTAACAGGTCTTTCAGCTAACACTACTATTCCAGTTGCTGCTAAAACTTCAGTTAATTGGGAAGGCGAAAATGATGCTACAGCAGATGGGGGTGCAAACTTCTCTAAAGTTGAATTATCACCAGTTAGATGTGCTGCTTATGTAGATATTTCTAAGCAACTATTGTTACAAAACGATGGTGTTGAGCAAGTAATTATGAGAGATTTAGGTCGTGCAGTTGCTAACAAATTAGATGCAGCTATCTTTGGTTCTTCTAATGTGGCAACTGCTCCAACAGCTATAGCAACCTCAAGTAGTATAGGTACATTTACTGAAGCAGCATCTTTCGTAGCTGGTAGTTCTGTTGTAAAAGATATGGTTGAGGCACAAGGTGTATTAGCTGCAGCTGGTGGTCTTAACGGAAACCTTGCTTATGTTTGTTCCCCTGAGTTGATGGGTCAAATTAAGACAGGTGCACAAGTAGATAACATATTAGCTGCTATGCAAGGTAATTTAGCTTTAGGTTACCCAGTTTACTTTACTGATGGTGTTGGTAAATCAGCAGGAGTATCAGGTGACTTTTTATTTGGAGACTTCTCTAGATTATTCATCGGAATGTTTGGTGGATTAGATATCACGGTAGACCCTTATACTCAAGCTGCAAATGGAATTAATAGATTAGTTCTTAACAACTATGTTGATTTCGGTGTTGCTGATTCAGGTGCAGGATTTGTTAAAGCTACTTCTTTAGTTGCATAATTAAATTCTAAATAATTAGAAATGTGAAAGGGGTAACCCCCCTTTCTATTTTCTTTAACTTAAAATAAATGGCAATATCATACTTAGATAATATATATAATTTTGATAGTAATGAATATCTAAATCCTTCTATTTTTAGATATGGTAATTTACAAAATATGAATGCTGCAACATCAGTAGCAGTACCAACTGATAATTTAAAATCTCAATTAAATATTACATATAGTGATGAAGATACACTATTAACTTCATATATTGCAGCAGCTACAATAATGGCTGAACAATATTGTCAAAGACATTTTATAAAGGAAACATACAGAATATGGTTTAATGAATTACCTAGTAAATTTTCTTTATATTTTACTGATGTTACTGTAGATTATTCATCAATAGATGATTCTAATAAACAAGGGTTACATTATTTAGCATCAGCAGGAAGCAACTATACTTATTTTAATAAAAGTAATTATTATCTAAAACCTTTAGCAAATCCATCAATAGTGTGTTTAAAATCAAAACCTAGTGATGCGATAAGCGTTGATGATTTAGATGGATCAAATAGTGGTATTTATTACTTTGAATTTAAAACAGGATTTGGTGCTGTTGGTGATATACCACAAGCTATAAAACAAGCTATATTATTAATAGCAAGTGAATTTTATACCTATAGAGAAGATAGAAAAAGAGCTTTTCCTATGGCTTCGCAAATATTATTACATCCTTATAAAAATTATTATTAGTGGAATATTTAAGAAAAATAAATTCAGGAGATTTTAATTGTTTTTTAAAGTATCAAAAAACTCAAGCTAGTTTTAATGATTTTAACGAAAAAACTATTACTTATAGTGATTTGAGTTTTGGTACAGGTAATTCTATAACTAGAATACCAGCTATTAGAAATATAAATTCTTTAAGAAATATTAATGAAAAAGTAGAGGGAGAAATGAAACAAGCTTATGGTAATTTTTTTATATTAGTACGGTATTTTACTGCACTAAATAATGCTTTATCCCCTGATGCAAGATTAATAGACATAAACACAGATGTAACCTATGATATTTTAAGTTACATTGTTGATGATAGAAAACATTTTATTGAGTTTTATACAAAACAGAGAATAAATTAATGAGTTTAGCAACTAGAAAACAAAGGTCTATACAAGTAACAAATTTAAAAGAAGTACAAAGAGCTTTGAGAAAATTTGGTGTAACACCTGCTAAATCAAGAAATAAAATAAATAAAGTTTTAGAACCAGCAGCACAAATAGCTGTNAATTCTGCAAAACTAGAATTTAAAAGAGGTAGTGAAAACAAACCACCTGGTAAAAGGTATAACCCATTTAATAAAACAACATTTATTGGTCCTAGTTTATCAGATGCAATAGGAATGATACCTGTTAGAAGAGGTAGAAATCCTGGAATTTTTGTAGGACCAAGGTTAAAAGGTATATATAAATGGGCAAATTTAAGTAAGGATGGTGCAGTAAACTTAGCACAATTATTAGTGCGAGGATCAAAAGGTGAAAGATTTCAAAAATCAGGTAAATCAACAGGTAAATTACCACCACAACCTGACTATTTACTAAGAACAGCAAGAAAAAAGGGTGGTCAAATAAGTATGAGAGCAAGAAAAGATTTAGATAAATATTTACAAAAAATTATAAAAGAATCAGGATTTATTCCAAGTAAAGATTAAATATGTTTGCAAAAATAGGAGAAAGTATAGTAACAGTATTAAATAACGATTCTGCTTTTTCAGCGTTAGTTACAAATTCAAATAATATTGGACCAGTTATTGTTCCACAAAAAACCACATATCCTTATGTAACTTATGAAATAGTAAATGTATCTAATTTTTTAGTAAAAGATGTAGGTTTAAAAACTTGTGAAGTAGAGATGGATATAACTTGTTTTTGCAATACTTATAATGAAACTTATAATATATCTAAAGCAATTGTAGGGGCTTTAGACAAATTTGAGGGTCAAGATACAGAAGATGGTATCACTTTTAGTGCAAAATTTTCTTTTGACAATTTAAGAGATGGTTATTTTCCTGATCCTGAAAAATTCTACAAAACAATACAATTCAATATATTAATAAATAAAATTTAAAAAATAGAAATTATGGCAATAGTTAATGCAACAGATGTAATATTAAAACTTGACTTTGATTCATCATCAACCTCATACAATAAGTTATTACACGCTACATCAGCTAATCTAAGTATTAGTAGAGAAATGAGAGATTCAACAACAAAAGATAGTAGTGGTTTTTCAACAAGTTTACCAGGATTAAAATCTTTTGAAATTTCAGGAGATGGATTTGTAGATATAGATGATTCGACAGATGGAAAAGATGTAGAAGAATTAATAACTGAGATGTTAGCTGCTGCTCCTGAAGTAGCAATTCAGTTTGCAGTTGGTCCTAATAAAAATTATGCAGGAAAAGGGTTTATCTCATCAATTAGCGTGGACGCTGGTGTTGAAGAAAATGCTACTTATTCAATTACTATAACAGGTAGTGGTTCTTTAGCTTAATAAATTAAAAAAATAAAATTATGGCAATAATAAATGCAAGTGATTTATTAGTTTATAAAAAAAATCCTAGTGATGTAAAACAACAAGTACAATTAACATTTAATGGAAGTTCAGGTGATACTGTAGTACAAAATTTACTTGGTTCAAATGATTTAAACATTGTTAATCTTGTTGAAAATGATGGAACTACACATAGTAATATTGGTGTTAATCTTCCCGATGCAACTCTTTTTTCATTATATGATAAAATAAGAGAAGCTTTTAGTGGAGCTTCAGCTCATTATACTATTATTGGTGATACATTTAATAACGCTGGTCAATTTGATGCTGGTTCAAAAAAACTTGTTATAGAATATGATTTTGCAGGTGATGTAGATGGTTTATTTGGTATAAGTCCTCTTGGTTCTGTTACGATAACAGATGGCACAATAGATTTTGCTGTTATACAAGAGGGAAAAACAAATAATACTTTTGACCCTGTAGCTTTTAGCACAAATGCAACTATATCTATAACAAGAGATTTAAGAGATATTACTAACAAAGATTCAGGTGGTGTAAGTGAATCACTACCTGGACAAAAATCTTTTGAAATAACTGTAGATGCTTTAGAGGACTTGACTGCTGATTATGAGTTACAATCAAAAATTAATGAGTTGTTAGCTGGAACTGAGGTAGATATAAGGTTTTCACAAAGACTAACAAGTGGTGATAATAATGATGTTTGTTTACAAGGTACAGCTTTTGTATCTTCGATTACTGCAAATGGTGGTGTGGAAGAAAATTTAACATACTCAGCAACATTTACTGGTACTGGTTCTTTTCAAATGAGTACAATATAATAAATTAATAAATTAAAAATGAAAAAGGTAAACATTGGTGGTCAAGAAAGACCAATTAGATTCTCATATCTTTGTTTAAAAGAAATATGTGAAATGTGTAATTTAAAATTAAGTGAATTAAATCAATTAGGAACTGAAATAAATCATATTGGTATTTTAACTTTTTGTGGTTTAAAACACGGGGCTAGAAAAGAAGATTTAAAATTTAATTACAAAATCAAAGATATTGAGAATTGGTTAGATGATGAAAACTTTACTAAGTTAAATGAAATTTTTGAAGCATTTCAACTAGATCAACCTCAAATAGAGGGAAAGTAGTTGAGGGAGAGGAAGTAGAAGATGGTGAGATAAATTGGGATAAACTAGAACAAATAGGTTTAGGTTTATTAAATTTAAGTTATGATGAATTATATGATTTAACTCCAAGATTATTTAATAATAAGTACATTGGATTTAGTGATTATCAAGAACAAATGAATCATAATAGTTGGGAGCAAACAAGGTTAATTATACATTCTTGCTTACAACCACATTCTAAAAAAAAGTTAAACCCAAAAGAAATACTACCTTTCCCTTGGGATGTTAAAAAAAAGAAAGTAAAGAAAGCTTCTAAAGAACACATACAAAAAGTGCTAGAAAAGTATAACAATTTAAACAAAGAAAAATAATGGGTGGAATTAAAACATTATCTATAATTGTTGCTGCTAATATCAAAGCTTTAGAATCTTCTATGAGTAAAGCTAATAGCAGTTTAGCAAAATTTGCAGGTAATGCTGCTCGTGTAGGTGCTACTTTAAGTTTTGGATTAACAGCTCCTTTAACAGCTATTGGTAAAACGGCAGTAACGGAATTTTTGCAATTTGAGGATTCTATAAGACGAGTTGGTATTATATCAGGTTCAACTCAAAAACAATTTGAAGCTTTATCAAGAGAAGCAAAAAGACTTGGTATGAATACTGAGTTTACTGCTAATCAAATGGCTAAACTTCAATTGATTTTATCTAAACAAGGTTTTACTCCTGAAGCTATAACTGATATTACAAAAGAAATAACAGATTTAGCTAGTGCATCAGGAGAAGAATTAACTTTAGCATCTGCAATAACTGCTAAAAGTATAAGAGCTTTTGGATTAGAATCAACTGAGGCAGCGTTAGTAACAAACACTTTATTTCAAGGTATATCAAAAACAAATTTAGGTTTACAAGATTTTAGTGTAGGACTAAGTTTTGCGGGTGCAGCAGCAAAAGCTAGTAATGTTGGTTTATCAGAAACTACAGCAATGCTTGGTANATTAGCAAACAATGCAATTCCAGCATCAAAAGCTGGTACAGGTCTTAGAACTATATTTAGTGAATTAGCTAAAAAAGGTATCACTTTAGATCAAGCACTTGGTGCAATAAATCGTTCTAATAATCAATTAAGAACATCATTAAGATTATTCGGTAAAACAGCAGCTAATCAAGGGTTAATATTGGCACAAAATAGATTAGAAACCGCTAAACTTACATTAGAAATAGATTCAAATAAAAATGCATTAAAAAGTGCAGCTGAAAATATTAGAAAATCAGCTACATTTAGATTCGAAGAATTAAAAAGTGCTACAAATGGATTAATGATAGAATTAGGTGCATTAATTTCTAATGCAATATTACCTTTAGTAAAAGGACTTACAAATCTTGCAAAAAAATTTCAAGAAATAAATCCATTTTTTCAAAAATTTATTCTTTTTTCTTCTTTTATATTAGCAGCTATAGGACCAATAGTTTTATTATTTGGTGCTTTAGGTGGTGTTTTAGCCACCGCTTTACCTGTTATTGGAATGGTTGTTCTAAAATTTGGTTTGATGGCTGCTGCTTTAGGTTTATTTGTAATTACTATAAATGAAATAGTATATGTATTTAAAGCATTTTTTAGTTTTATAAAACCTTTTTTTACAGCAGTTGAACAAAGATTTAAAAATGCTGGTATAAGAATAGCTAATTTTTTTAATAAAGTTTTTAATACAACTATTGAAAAACTTAAAAAAACAGCCAAGTTTTTTGGGTTTGAAATATTTAAAGACTTTAAACCCATTGAAATGGCACAATTGGTAAAAGAAGACCCTTTGGAGTTTCCTAAAAGTTTTAGTGAAGCTTATAAAGAGGTAGACGATAACACTACTAGTTTAATAGAAAGTCTTACATCTAAATTTAAATCGTTTTTTAAAAAACAAAATCAAGGTGCTGCTTCTATAACTGGTATAGAAAAACAAGAACAAGAAAAAAGAGAATTAGCTTTACAAGCACATTATAATAGACTTAATATGTTATTTGACATTTATGGTGCTAAGGTTAATGAACAAGCAATTATATTAAATCAATCTATAAATGATTTTGTA